GTCGCCAAGGTAATCTTCATACGTTATTCTTTGAACGCCAGTCTTTTCAGCAACTTCTTTTTGAGAGGCGCCCTGCTCAAACATTTTCTTGGCCTCAGAAACCTTTTTGCTTCTTGCATTCAAGATTGCTGCAGGTGCCATTTGCTGATTAGGATCAAATAAAGGACTTCCAACCCCAGCGTATCTTGGGTCACTACCTAATAATCTCTCACCTAAATTTCTTAAATCTTGAGTTCCACGAGCTTCCATATCCGCAAATGATTGCGCATCTAAATCTTTAAATGGCTGCGCTTGTCGTTTTGCAGGTGCAGTCGCTACAGAACCAAGTCCCTGTGTGACTTTAGCCGCAGGGAAAATAGAAGCAACTGTTGCTATATCTGCTAATCTCTCATCAGCAGTACGATCCGTCTGATCTCGCATAACCGCTGTTTTGACATCGCCTAAATACCCACCAACCGTATCAATTGGGCTTGTTAAAAGATTATACATACCCTCTGCGGCACCAAGACCCATGTCTTTCAGGGTGCCAAGCTCATCTTGGTCAAACTGCTGACCAAATGCTTCACCACCAGAGACAACACTATCATCAAGGCCAATAACATTATCAACCAAGGCATGTGGCACAGATCGATCATACTGACCACCAATCATGAGAGCGTCACGCCAGTTCGGCGGAACATACTGAACAATACCAGAGGTTATGTCATTTCGATTGTTTGTCCATTGAGATGGAGGATTATCAGCAAGCTCGTACTCTCCAGTTACAGGATTATACTTTTCCCTAAATATGTTATTTGAGGCTTCATTAAACTCTCTAAAACTCTGAGGAATATCAGGCTGAGAAGGCGGCGGAACAACAGCGTTGTCAGATAAAAGTTTCGCTAAATAATCATTCCGCTCATTCGGACGCTCAACAACGTTACCCCTACCACCTGAAACAGGTTTAGGATTGTCATCATCGCCACCGTTAAATGAGTCGAAAAAATCTCTAAAGCCCTGACTGATCTTATCAGCAAAAGATGGCTCTTCTTTTTTTGTACTGCCTACCGATAAGTCTTGATATGGCATAACTCACCCCGCTAGAGCCTTTAAGAAATTATCCGCTGCGCGATTCAATCCTGCCATTCCACCACCCTGCATCGGGCGTATATTCGCTGAAATCGGAGCAATTTTTGGACCCGGCGTAGCAATGCCAGCAATAATGTCATCAAGGCTGCGAGTTGTTACGTCACGCGGAGCAATGGTAGGTGTGCCATCAGTTTCCTCTTCCTCAACAGGAACACACATTCCAGCGGCCTCACTATAAACATAACCCTCATCATTACAAGTGATGCTGCCATCAGGACCAACGGTGTAGTTCTTATCTGTAGAAGTGTCTCCGTCAGATTCACTAATTTGATCAAAGATATCTACTTCTACTGGACCTTCCATTGTGTTCTGAATGTCAGAACCATAAGAAACAACGTTGCCGTCTTCATCGCGAACACCAATCACTGCAGGCTGTTGACCCTCACCAGCACTCAACGCCTCTAGCTTCTCAAGGTCTTCAACCGTCTTCAGATCAATCGCATTGCCCTCTGTGTCATACACAAAGCTGCCTGTGTCACGATATGCATCAAGAACTTTCTGCGCCTGATCGCGACTTAACTGATTAAAGTCAACCATACCAAGCGTTAAGTTGCTGCCAATCTTGCCAAGAATTTTCTCAAGCATATTTGGATCATCAACACCCTTCAGCAATTGCTGCAAATACTTAGCCTCTGCAGCGTTTACCGCAAGATTCGCACGGCGTGGATCATCGTCAGGACCAAGGCCACGATCAGATGCACCAAGACCTTGCTTCAACTGACTAGAGATTGTGCCGTCATAGCCCTTGTCTTTAATGCCAGCAAATTCTTGACCTAAACTCGTAACAAAGTCCTCACGGCTCGTGTCTGTATCAAACAAGCCACGTTTCTCAATTAGGTAAGAACCCAGCTTTTCTTGAGTCGCCGCATCAAACTTCGCATCTGGATCAACAACACCATCCTTGATGAGTTTTTCAAGAGTATCGCCAACAATTTGATACTTGCCAGCAGGGGTAGAAATATTTGGGCTACCATCTTCACGAAGGCTTCCAATCTTCTTATTAACGCCCTTTGAATACTCAGCATAAGAATCTTCGCCACGTTTCTTCTGGAAATCCAAAACTTCTTTAACAGTCATCTCAGTCAGTGGCTTACTCAAGAATTTCTTTTCAGTGTTGCCAAGCAAACGACTGTAACCACCTTCGCCGTATTCGTCTGTTGTTGTACCTTCAACCTCAGATACACGCTGCTTAACGGCGTTCATAAGAGCTTCTTTAGTCGCTCCCTCATCAGCCTCTTGAGGTGGCTGGAAAATGTCAGCCTCAGAGCGACCACTTGGGAATGCAGATGGTACATAGTTAGGATCAGCAGGCGCGTCCAAGCTAATAACTGGCTTACCCTCAAGCACGTTTTGTCCGCTTAGAAATACATCCTTAACATCTTTGTTAAGAAGACCGGGTACATCCTCAGTAGGCGAAACGCTAGGATCAACAACTGGCGCAGGCGTAATACCTACACCACCATCCGCAGGACCAGCACCAACCCCACCAATACCAGCATATGTGTACGGTGCTGCGTCAAAGATGTTAATATCACGAGAGTAATTCTCAACAAAATCAGGATACGCTCTCGCAGCCATGCGATCCGTCTCCTCTCGGTCACGACCCGGGAATACAGACGCTGCATCAGACTTAAAACGATCAAAACCAACCTTGCCAGAACCATACAAAGCCGCTTGCGCAGCATACGCACGGTTCGATGCATCCGCCTCAGCTTGAGAATAAAATGTATTCCCATGAAGATCGTTATATGTCGGACGAGGCTTCGGCTTGGGCGTAACTACAGTTTTATCAACCACTACAGGCTGATCAAAGTCTGTCTCGCTAGACTCACCACCATAATCCTCATCACTTGGATCATAAGTCGGCGTTACAGGCGTTACAGGATCATCGTCGATATCAACAAACGGATTAGAGTCGTTGTTATCTAAAACATCACTGCCTTCGCCAGAAACACCATCTCCGTCAAAGTCAAACCCGGGCGGTTCATAGTAAGTCACATTTTTAGACGGCTTATCGTCGTCATCAGTCGGATGACCACCACCGCCGCTAATAATACTGTAATCAGCATCAATCACACTATCAGGCGGATAACTCGGAATACCACCGGGGCCAGAAACCCCAGAACCGCCAAAGCTACGAAGCAATGCCTCTTCATCCTGATTAATATACGCCAACATATGCGGCTGATCAGCAATCATAGTGTTGCGAGGAACACTACCGCCATTTTTCAAGCCAATTGGATTAAGAGACCCATATGTCGGATCACGCAAGAAATCAAAAATATCCAAGTCAATCGGACTTGCAGGTAAATTAATTGCACCAATCGGACTAACCGCAGTCATACGAGGACCATTTGTTGTCGTAATCGTCCGCGTCACTGGGTCTTGTACATACTTAGACTCAACCTTCGGAATATTCACGTTCGGGCCAAACAACGCAGCCGTGTCAGGTGTTCGACTCCCCTCTGGATAACCACCGTAAGTCTCGCCAATATCACCCGTAAAGTTGTCATAGTTAATCTGAGCAGGCTCAGTAGCTTGAGCAGACTCGGCAGCTAACGTATAACCTGAATTAGGAGCATTGAAAATTTCACCAGTGTCAGGATTTGCAATCGGCGTAATGACCTGTTTATTTATTGAACCCTCATCAGGCGCACTAATCCAATCAGGAGTAGAACTCCTCTGCTGACTCCAGTGAGTTCCCTGCTGCCACATGCTCCAAGCACTCGTCTCATTCGCAGGTAAACCCAACTTCTCACGGTTTTCTTGAACTTGCTTCGAATACGCAACATCCGCAGGCAAGTCTTCCTCCCCGTAACTCTGACCAGATTCATACTTCTCAGTCTCACCAGAGTTTAAATCACGGATCGTATACGTCCCATCGTCAAAGCTATTAACAGCACCACCCTCTTGAAGCTTTAAAATATTGTCGCCAAGACCCAAAGACGCTTCTTCTTCCTCTTTAGCATTCTTAATCGGATCAATCGAACCATATGTAGGACTGCGAAGCCAATCAAAAATATCTATAGAAACTGGACGAGCAGGCAAATTAATAGCCCCAATCGGACTCGTAGCCGTCATAACAGGGCCATTCGTCGTCGTTAAACCACCCGTAACCGCATCCGTGTAATACTGCGATACTCGCTGCGGTATATTTACATTCGGACCAAATAATGCAGCATTATCAGGGGTTTGGCTTGTTTCTGGATACCCAGTATATGTCGCGCCAATGTCGCCAGTAAAGTCATCATAGTTAATCTCACCAACCTGACTGCTATCAACAGGATCAGGCGTGTATGATCCACTATACGGATCAACAGTGCTAGAAGAAGGATCAGGCACAGTGCTAGAGGCAGGTTCAGGGGCGTAATACCCCCTAAACGTATCAATGTTCTTTTGAATATTAGGATCAGAATTTCTAAGCGCCTCATTGTACGCAATCTGCTTCTCGTTAAACAACGAATGAGCCTTGCCCAAATCACTCTCAGGATCACGAACACTCGCAGCACTAATGTCACCTACCATCTTGTTGAAATCATCGCGACTCTGAATGCCATCAAATAAGCCATACTCATTCATAGCATCAATCATGCCCTTCTGAGTAGTAACCTTAGTACCATCAGCAAAATTAACAAATACCGTGTCATTGCCAAGCATCTCATTCGACATGCCCAACGCACTGCCAAAACCACCAGATACGTCCTCATCAACAACATTCACATTGTCTGTCTTTAAATACGTACTACCACCAGCCATATTTGCAGCTTCATCAGCAGTATAATCACCGCTCGTCACAGTGCCATTCAAAATACCCTGACGCAAACCCTCAACATTCGCAGCAGTTACAGGCGCGGAATACGATCCATCCGCATATTTCGCGACAAACATGCCCGGAACAATGTCGCCAAAACTATCACGAGCCTGCGTAACGCCGTAAGTTCCCTCACCGCCACCCCAGCCGTAAGTGCCCATAACTGCGCCACCATCATCATAGCCAAATATATCAACCTCTCCACCCATCGCCATAGGTCGAGCAGTCGGCGTCCGCATCATAGGAGTGCCCGGTGCAACCATCGGATTACGAGGCATCATCGCAGGCGAATTACCACCCATCCGAGGCGGAAGTTGAGGCGGCATAGGCGGCATCTGTCGCTGCGGCGGCTGAGGTGGACGAGCAGGAGGCTGTATCATACCCTCTAACGCAGCGCCAAACTTCTTGCGACGACCCGCATTGCCAGCAGGCAACGGTGCCTGTGGACCACCAGTAGGAGCAGGAAACTGTTGAGGCGCAGGTGGCATCCCACCACCCGCAGGAGGAGGACCACCCATCGGACCACCAGCAGGGGGTGGAGGCGGACCAAACGATTTAGCAAAAACAGTCATGAAAACTCCTATCGAGCAATAGAACCTAACGAGCCAAAGAGAGAACCCGCGCCAAACGGCGATTCACCAGCAAACGATTGCGTATTCGTCGCTTGAGGCTGCTGAGTATAACCCTGTTGAGGCATAGTATTATAAAAACCACCGCCATACATGTTACCATACGGCATACCACCGCCGTAACCTCCGTAACCACCCAAGCCCATGCCAAACGGCGACATGCCGCCACCATAGCCGCCAAAACCTCCGTAACCCATGCCACCATAACCACCGCCATAGCCGCCGTAACCACCATAGCCGCCAAGACCCATCCCCATACCATACATAGGCTGCATCATGGGCATACCAAAACCGCCAAACATACCACGCTGAGGCTGCGGTTGATACATACCATATCCACCCAAACCACCGCTCAACATCTGACCCAAATAATCTAAACTCGGCCCCTGCGCAGAAGTCGGCTGAGTCGCGCCAGATGAAGGCGTAGCAGGATTGTTAAAATCCGCCTTGTACTTGTCATACTCAGTTTTAAGCTGATCCTCAGCAAAGCTAGGCGCAGCAAACATAGGACCATTATAGCTGTCCTTAAACTCATCAAACGACTTCATACCGCCATTCAAAGCATCGTAAACTCTGCGTTCAGCCCTATAACCGCCAGAACCATCATCAGACTTCGGCGGAGGAGGCATCTTACCTAAAGTAGGCTGCGGACCCCACGTCTCATTAATGGGAATTTCAGATGGGGCCGGATCAAAGTTAGTAATCGCAGGGTCAGAGGCGGTGCGATTGTTCTCCAAATCTCCGCGAGTACTTCTACCGAAAAGCTGCGCCAAAATGTCAGCAAAAGGTTTAGTAGTAGCAGGATTCGAACCACCTCTAATATCAGCAGTCGTCGTAGTATTAACGCTTGAAGGACTAATCATACCAAGAGAATTATTCGCCTTATCAATAACTTCTTGTGGTGTTCCGGGCATAAAACGAGTCATAAGTGTCCTCACATTTTTCTAGACACTAACATCTTCAGCAAACTTAATCAACAATCTCAATAACCATAGGGTACCTTGAAAGCCCATAGGGTACCTTGAAATGCTTTTTGTAGGGAATTGTTCGTGGGAAACTTGGTGTAGCATACTTCCGAAACCGATTTGTATTTAGGGGGGGTGCATGACCCCCCGACCCCCGACCGATCCGAAACCCTCAGACCGGCCTAGGGTACCTAGGGTTTAATATCCGGTGCGACAGTCACCATTGATGATGACATCCGGCCCACCGATGATGCATCCGGCATAGTTGGCAAACTCGAGCGCCTCATCATCGGTTAGCGATCCGCCATCGTTATTGATCCATTCGCCTGACCATGAAACGCCGATCCATTCGTCGGGGTGACACTCGACACTGAAATCACAATCATCGATGTAAACATCGTGCTGTTCAGCCCAGTCATCCAACCTGAATAGCTTGGCGTCGGTGTATCCGCCTCGAACATCGGCGCCGCCATGGATTTGCAGTAGGACATAGGTGCCATCATCGTGGGCAATAAACCTACCGCATAGGGTCTGGGATAGGTTTGCAGCCCAGTTGTAAGTGTTGAATTGACCCTCATCATCCCACGAAAACTTTTGATCGATTAGCCATGCCGCTCCGCGATCTGACACGCCATACAATTGATCACCCCAGTCGGGCACGGGCATGGCGTTGAATGTTTCGCATCTCTCATCAAGCTCGAGCATGCCGCCAGTCAATTTGTGAAAGATATTCACAGTCGGGCACAGATCGGCGTGGGGTCTCCCACTATATTCGCGAATGGACACTTCGAGTGTCGCGCTGGGCATTTCTTTCAGGATGTCAGCGGTCAAACCTTTATTGCGCTGCCAGTTGCGACCATTGGCGCCACCACTGTCGAGAAAGTGGGTGCCAGTGTTTTCTGTCATCATCGATGCGATTAGATTTTCAATATTCATTTTGCTTTCCTCTTTTGAATGGTTGGGGGGCGATGCCCCCCAGTTGGTTTTATTGACGGTTCAAAAAGTCATCCAAGGCCATGTCATATTCTGGGACATAGTGACCATGATATGTGCCATCATGCCCACGGGAAACGTCATCCTTATTTTGTATCCAAGTCACATATTCAACTGGGCCATCAGCGTGGGTGACTTTTGCCAACACGATATCGATGTTTGGGTCGCGTGTGATTTTGCGGTGCAAAATCTCGGCATCGCCATTCATGACAGTTTCGGGCTTATCCATTTCGCGCAACTCATCGAACACTTGGTTCAGGATCGCCTCAGCGGTATCATCGCGCTGTGCTTGCAGCATCATGAACATCATGTTCAGTTTTTCGATGATGCGTTCGCCGCGTGGCAATTCGGTTGGGGTGTCAACCGCTGCAACTGTCATTTCTACTACGTTAGTCATTTTTCAGTATCCTTTCATTTTTTACTGACAAGCCCAGATTACCAAATCGGCGCCACGGTGCAACAAAAAAACGACCAAAAAGAAAAAAAATGTAGTATTTACAAAGGGTTATGAAGCTATAAGGTATGAAGTGCCTATGGCAAAAAGCCCGAAGCCCGAAGAACCCGAAGCCCGAAAAGCCCGAACCCGAGTAAATAATGGTTTTGCAAGAGCGGCTGCTAAATTTGCAATTTCCAGAAATTAACGAAAATGCCAGGGGTTTTGTGGATCAATGCATTTTTGGCGCAATGCGTGAGAGGATAAAGGCATGAAGAATAGATACCGAACCCGAAGAACGCCTACTCTTCCTCAAAACCCCGAACCCCGAACCCGAACCCCGAAAAGCAAAACCCGAAGCCCGAAGGTACGCCCCCGAGAGGCGGGGCAACGCCCCCGTTCCCGCCCCCGCGCCAAGAGATACCGTGTTTATGTGGGTTCGTTGCTATTGTAAGTTATGCCAGCATCTTGGGGTTCTTTAGTGTCTGCAGCAACGTCTTCCTCTGGCGTTATATCGATCATTCGCGTTTTTGCTTTATCGATAAATGAATTTAGCTGTTCCAATATCTGTTCTCGGTTCATTGCGCCTATGTTTTCGTGGGTTATGTGTTTTCTGTCTACCATGACGCCAGAGGCGCGAAGGCGTGTTTCCTCTGCCTTGATAGCTGCAGAGTAGTTTCCCTCACTCAGTGCCGCGTCTCTGATCATCTGAAGGTCTCTTATGCTCTTGGCTATGGTCACGCCGTATTTCGCTTGCAATTCATCGCGCATTTCTTCCATGCGTTCTTTAACAACGGGATTGTTTAATAGCTGCACGGCACGAACGTTAGGGCTTTTATAACCCGCTGCTCTGGCTGCTGCTGTTTGTGTCATATCGCCGTGAATGTAATTGTCTAAAAATTTCTGTTGCTGCGGTGTTAACCGTCTTCCGCCTTTTTCAATTTGTTCGCCTACATTTGGCATTGCTTGACCTTTCCTCTGAACCCCTAGGGGCAAGAATACACTGGGCTATGCGCTATGGTCAAGCATGCTGCGAGTAGTAAATTATTTGAATTTGCGGCAAGCCAAAAAACATCAAGGGGGGGTATTGTTTATACCCCCCTATAGGGGGGTTGACGTAGTTGACGTAAAATAACCTATTGATTTTATTACGTTATTTACGTCAAATTTGATTTTTGACGTAGTTGACGTAAAACGCTAAGTTGTTGTTTTTGCTTAACAATCTACGCTACGTCAACTACGTCAAGTTTTGACGTGAATATTTTTGACGTAAATTGACGTAAAATATTTTGCGTTTTTCCTTGCAAAACATGCTGTCTTTTTGATAAAGTTTATGTGGGCAATAACGCCCTATGAAAGGTAATAAGATGGAAAATGAACAAGATATGATCGTAGCGGTTCGTAAATATGCGTATGCAAATTATGAGAAAGACGGTTGGGATACTGTAATTGAGTGTATGGAAGACGGCGATATTTTGGAATTGATCAGTGACGCGAAGGCGACAAATTCAATTGATGCAATCAATGCGGTTCATAAATTTGTGAAATTGCGCCATGACCATGAGCGCGAAATTGCATCTGGTTTTGATTGGTAAGAGAGGAAAGAACAATGATTAACAAGTTTTGTGATGTATGGATGATCGAACCCTATGATTGGCATGAACCTATGCTTGCCGAGACAGAGGAAGAAGCGAAGAGATACGCGAAGAAATTCATAATAGATAATTATGAATTGTCGCCAGAGGTAGAGATTAGCGAGAAATATTTTAGACATAGACAGATGTATAATTTCTGGGTTGAAGGTTTAGAGAATGATCGCAATTTGATCTCAATTCAACCTATTTCGTGGGCGCAGTAGAGAGGAAAGATAGTATGTTTATGGCGATCACACTAGAATTACCTGATTTTTGGGCAACTGCTTTGTTTTATGATGACACTAGCGGTTTTGAATATGAAGATGAAAAGGCGTTTCATGATTTTTGTCATTGGGCGGTTGAGAACTACGGCACGTCGGAACCAGTAGATATGGAAGAAGACGGCAGTTTCATGACCTACCATGACGCGAAGCAATTTGGCGTTTTGGCATGCAATGTTCATCGCTATACGTTTATTGTTGGCAATGGCAACCCCACAACTAGCGCGAACGTGACGTTAGCGCATACTATGGAAGGATAAGGCAATGAACATTGAAGATAGAGCATTTATTGCCGCTAGTTCGCATGTTTTGACTGAGCAATTTCCAGATAGCGTTAGCGCGTGGAAAGATGAAACAATCAATGCCTTTTGTGAGGAAAACGCATGGGAACCGTTCCAATATTGGGACGGCGCCCAAATTCACGAACATATTAATGACCTTGCAGCGGGGTTCATTATATTCGCAACAACGGGGGAAGCATAACAATGTGGAAGGTGACATATGCAATTGATAGCCTTGATCCGAACCCCGTTATTGAGACGTTCGAAGAAGAATATGAAGCGATTGACTGGCTGAACAACGAGACGAAGCGCCGAGTAGACCACATTGTTGAACATAGCCCGTATAGCGTTAGCGAAAAAGATTTAGCGGGATTGTTTGAACAAGAATTTTCATTGTCTAGAATTGAAAGGATATAACAATGACACAACGTATAACTGCAGCAATGCTTGAGAGTAAAATTAAAGATATCAACGGGGCGTTAGGGCGCCCCAATGATACCTATGCATGTAATGAAGACGGCACGATAAAACGCGACGAACATGGGCGCCTTACGCCGAACGGCGGGGTTTATTATATTTCGGGCGCGTATGGTGGTTTTCGTATTGAGCAGATGACCGAAGGTGGGGGCGCCCGAGATATTAGCCCCCGAGGAACCCGAAGAGAAACATATGATTTTGCGGACGGGATTTTACACGGCATAAACGCATTGACCCGAGCGCAAAACGGCGATAGGGTTTAATTGTTGTTTATACGACACCTTTCATAATTACTGACTGAACCCCCGTAGTTTTTCCTCTTCTACGGGGGTTTTTCTTTGCGTAAATTTTTTTGCAGTTTTTAATTGACCCGAAGAGTAAATTATTTTACGGTCAAAATATCTAGAAAAAAGGAGAAATAGATATGCCTACATATAAGGCGAGAGTTTTAGGAATCACTGTTCACGAGTGGGGCGAAGAAGGACAAGGCGAACATGTTTGCAATAAGGGCGGTTATAGTATCGGGCATTTCCCGACATTACATGCCGCGCTTTCCGAGGTGCGCGACCAATTCGAAGATTATGAGCTTTGTGAGGATGGATTTATTCAAGCTTCACTGATTGAGGACGCGGACGCATATCCCGATCCGAAGGGCGATTATATCGCTGATTATGACATTGTTGTTGAGCGCGTAGAGCGCGTAAGTGAAGAGGAGCTAGATCATGCCCATGTATAAGGTAGAAGTGAAGGTTGAGACTGTCCGCAATGTGGCAGTTGAAGCCCCGACGATTGACGAGGCCGAGGTCTTAGGTGCGCAAGAGGCGATGGCTTTGGTTGGCGGTGTTGATAGCACCGTGTTGTCTGTAGAGATGGAAAACCCCGAAGAGCGTTTAAAGCAGCTTGCGATTATGTTGGGTGAGCGCACTGGGTTTGACATAAGCCCGAGCGAGGTTTTGGAAGATAATAAGTTCATTTACTATCGCAACCCCGAATATCCCGATGAAGTTGAGGTATATGAAAAGCCTTTGTCTGTTTATGCGGAACCGTGGGATCATTTGCCTGTATCTGATAGCCCGTTTTGTGTGTCGCTATGATGGATCAAGAGTTGTTTGCACAATCGTTAGAGCATTGGGCGGAGTTGTTCAGAGATGGCACTTTGTCCGATACTTTTGCTGATGAGATAGCGCACTTGTTGGAAGACAAGGCGCACGATTTACGGGGAGATATGGAAGATGCGTGAGTTGATTAAGATGATCGAAGAGATGGAGCGCGACTTTGCGCGTATTGATTGGCAGGACGTTGCGATTTTCTGCATCACTGCGATTTTGGTTTTGGGCTTTGTTGTTGGCGTGATTGTGGGGTGGTTCTGATGGAAGAAGTATATATCGATACGATTGCGTACATGGAGAAGCAAGGCCGTTGGGCGCAGATCATTGCCACGTTTGCGGACGAGGAACTTTACAGTCTGTGCGCCCCGATCATTGAGAAATGGATTGAGAAACAAGACCCTGATTACATTCTGACTGAGAGTTGTGAGCGGGACATTTGTGTGGGGGTGGAATAATGGAACACAACGTATGGTTTCAAGGGGAATTGCAGTTGAACCATGAGCCTAGTCTAAACCATTGGGCGCATCTTCTGGCTGAAGATGAGATGGAAAACGGCGGGAAGAACTACGACTATGAGTATGAGCAAGCATGGCATTATTTAGATGCCGAGTTCAACTACAACTATGAGTACAGGGAGGATGTATAATGGGACGTATGAGTGATTTGGCTATTGAGGCCATGGAAACCCCGATCATGTCGCCATGCCCCGATTGTTGGGGCTATGGGACGGTTGAGGTTGAGATACCCCGACCACATAGTCCGACCCGTGATGTTGGCGTGATCGATGTTCGGAAAGAGGTTTGCGAGAGTTGTTCGGGCGATGGAGAGATGCCGCGTTTGTGTGACTGTGGTGAAGTTGTAACTGTAGGCATGGGAGAAGATGCCGAAAAATGTGAGGAATGCGTTAATGAGTAATACAATTGAGTTAACCTGTACCGAAGGTGAGTTTTACGAGGTTATGAAGGAGAGCGCGTTAGGGCGTGAGTGGGTCAAGTGGCATAGCGAAAACCCGCAGTTCTTTGAATACTTTGAGAACTTTACTTTTGAAGCGATCAACAAAGGGCATGACCGCCTGAGCGGTTGGCTTATTGCAAACCGAGTGCGTTGGGAAACGATGATTGTAACGCGTGGCAATGATTACAAGATCAAGAACGATTATATCGCGTTATTTTCTCGATTGTTCATGGTTCGAAACCCCGAGTATGTGGGCTTTTTCCGCACGAAGAGAATGAAACGATTACAGAGGGATGTGTTTTAATGAGTGGAGATGGACGCGTTGATATTTGGTATGTTCTGGAGCGTTTGGAAGATGTCCGAACGCAGACAGATTTGGATGAGTTCATGCAGGAATTGCGTAACGTTGTGATTGCTTATGAAAAGAGCATTGGGAATGTTACCGAGGATTTTGATATCCACGCTGCGTTGAAGGATGTTAAGGTTGATTACATTGAGAGGGCTTTGCGTAAGTCTGGTAATAACTACACCCGAGCGGCGGAGATATTGGGAATGAGCAATCGCCAGACGTTGAAGAACTGGGCGAAGGAGTTGGGTAAATGATTTATTATTTTACTGCGCTTGTGATTACTTACAGCATGGATGCTGAGAGCGTGACTTCATACATTTGGTATGATCGGGAGCGGCATTGCCGAGAGGCGCTGCAGGGGCTTGCCGACCCGATTTATGAACAGATTCATGATTTGTATGAGGGCACAGCGATGCAATGCGTTGTGTCCGACAAAGTTTCGTATGTGTTAAAACCGAAGTTGAGGCCCGAAAATGGATAATAGATTGGCAGTTGTGAGCGATGAGATTAAGCGTTTGCAGCGTGAATATGACGATGCTGAATGGGAAGGCGACCCGAGGTCAACAGAGTTGGCGAAAGCATTGAATTATTATAAGAAATTGCACGAACAAGGTGTTGTGCTTGAGCCTAAGTTTTAGTAAAAAACTGTGGGGGCGAAAAGTTTTTGTTGGTTCGCCATCAGGACGCACTATAGCCCGAAACTTTCAGTGCCGCCCCCACGATTTTCTTAGGATTTAAATTCTTCCACAGATGCCCGAAGGTTGGCTAGTATTCTCTTGCCCATCGCTGGCATTCGTAAAAACTCTTCATCTGTTGTGTTATCTATTTGTTCAATTGTTGTTATTCCATTGTGCAGCAGAACCCGAATAGCTTGTGTATTTGTGTTCAGATAACACTGGTAATCTCTTTTATCTATCCAATGGTTTTTTCTTTCTGTGTCGTCCAGAAAAACAGAGAATGTATCGCCTTCTTTTTTATACCGTCTTTTTGCCCGTTCAACCCGATCAAGGTGCCGTTCTTTTTCACGGCCTGACATATAAATAACCCGAGCGCGATTGGGACTAACGCCCAATTCTTTTCCTAATTCTTTGTAATTCAGTCCTTCTTTTTTTAGCTCAAGAGCTTTTTTTTCTCTTTCATTCAGGTTGTATGTTTCATTTATGTTCATTTTTTATTGCCCTCTCTAATATTTCGACTAGACGTTCTAGTTCTTCTCCATGTTGTTGGGAATGTGGTATTCCCATTCGTTCGCCATCATATTGTAAAATATTTGCTTTGCGTTTTATGGCGCCGAGCGCGGATTTTACGTTTTGGTTCATGGCAAATCATCCTCTTCTCTGTTGAGTATTCCCCCGACAACCCCGAGCCACTTGCGAGGCCCGTTTCTTGTGCGCTTGAATTGATCGATGCGTCCATCGTTTTGCAGCTTGGTAACTGTGTCTTTAATTGTGCTTTCCCCGAAGCGAACGATGTTTGCTGCATTGATGTCTTCGACTGGTGCGGTTCGAACGGCTTCGTATATACCGTCATGCTGACCGCCTTTTGTGACTGGAATGCCGCGCTCTTCACGCTCCCTAATGAAGTTAAAGACGTATTCGGTACGATCCCGAACCACTTGTGATCCTTTGATTGAGCGTATGTCTTGGCTGCGATCTTCGAGTAAACCTGTATCTGGGTTTCTAATAAAGTGCCTGATGTCCCGATTGGCAGGGCCGTTGGCTTTTACGACTGCACCATCGAACACAGCGTTGCGTGTGTATTTGATGTTGAGTTCTTTGCAGCGTGATTTTGCCGTGCTTTCGTCTACCTGCCATACAGAGAACGCAGAGCGTACACCGTCTACGATGGCTGATGTACCCCGAATTTTGTTTCTGGCCTTTTCTGGGCTGTCTATAGGGCTGTCATCGCTAACCTTAGCCATGTGGTGGTTTACCATAACTGTGGCGCCCGTTTCTGTGGACATTCGCGCCAGCAATCCCATGAACGCTGCTCCTGCTGCGGGGTCAGCATTTACATCTGCGTGAACAAACGATGCCATAGGGTCAATTACGATCAGCGCGAGATCGTCTATTTCTTTAATCTCTTCGTAAATTTTATCGAACTGCTCAGATATACCATATGAGTTACCATCTTTAAGCATGATAGGGAATACACCGCCTTCATTTGGCAAGGGCACAACGATTAGATCGTGTTGATAGCTTGCACGTTTATTCATTGGATCAAGTCGAGTGACCCGGCGATGGAGTTCATCTCTGTCATCTTCTGCTGAGAGAATGATTGCGGAGCCATGTTGAGAAACAAGGCCACCAAATGAATTTTGCATACCTTCGCCCGATGCGACTTTCATTGCGAGATCAAGCGTCATCATGCCTTTACCGCTGTCACCTGCCGCTGCGAATACAACTGGTACTCCGAGCGGTATTGTATCACCGATTAGATACTTTTGATCTGGCGCCCGTCCTGCAAATTGGTTGGCTACGAGTAGGTGTTTGCTTTTGAGTGAAAGTGTTTTTTTAACTACATGCACTGGACTGTTAAGAAACTTGGGTATGTCGAACCCTTCGTCCACTGCGTCTGCCGCATCCCACTTTTTAGGTTTACCTAGGGGAATGTTCAGCATTGTTACGGATTTTGCACCCGCATTTTGCGCCAACTCTTGTATCATCTTGGCGTATTTTTTACCCGCATCATCGTTATCGGGCCATATGATTAGCTCTTTGTCTTTAAGAGGCGAAAAGTCGTATTTTGTTTTTGACTTTGCTGAAAGCATGCCCTCGCCACCAATTGTGCATGTGGCGGTAAATCCGAGCTTGGTCAGTGCATCTGCGCATTTTTCTCCTTCGACGAAAACAACACGGTCACTATCAAGAATGTCTGGTAGATTATAAAGCGGTCTGATTCGATCTCCGAGGTAAGGAAATTGCCTGAATTGCTTCTTAGCTTTACCATCGTCTCCCCGCAGAATTTCACCCGCTTCGTCTCTATCTATGTAGCGGCGAACCTGAAAAAGAACTTCACCTGCTTCTGATAGATATAAGTATTCTCCATCATGTGGTGAGTTGATGTCAAAGCTTCTTTTTGCAGGTTTTGGTAATTCTTCACTTGACTGGGGTTGTGGTTGAGGTGCGCTTGGCTGCACTGGATTTTTAGGTGCTTGTACCTGTGGCGTGTCTAGATATTCTTTGAAGTGATCTGCTACTTCTGGAAGTGTCCACCCGCGTCCTTTCATTAGGATTTTCGTGATGCCACCAACGCCTTCACCTGTGGCAAAATCCATGCCTTGCATGAACTTTGGGCTAGATGGGTCTATGTCTATTTTTAGGGATTGGCCTACTTCGCCCTCGAATGATCCGATTAGAAATTCGTTTCTTACGATCTTCCCGTTTATAAATGTTTGCTTTAATTCGTCGATTTGCACATGGTGTGGCACTTTGTCAGAAATCTCTTTAACGATGTCCCTGCCACCATATCTTGAGTTGCCAACTACTGTTAATCGCATTATGTTGTTCCTTGTATGAAACTTCTCTACTGTTAGGCCGTATCTCAATGCATCTGAGTGCGGCCCTTTTTTTACTTATCTTTCCAGCATGTCTCCCTAAACTCGCAAAACTTGCAAAGATAAAAGTCTTTACTATTTGCGATGCGAGGTAGAATGTCACCCGCTTTAGAGGCAGTCAAGATATTTACGGCCCTGTCGCTGGAAGACTGGGCTAACTGCTGATCGAATTCTACTAGCTCATAGTATATTTCACTGGTGTTTTTATTCACAACAGTAAAGAGAGCCGGATTTTCTGTTAAATCCATGTATGCCTGATACAATGCAATTTGCGTTGCATACACGGGGTTTGCCTTTGCTACTCCCATACGAACAAATGCTTTGAACTTAGCATCGTTTGCTGACTTGTTTTCCCATAGCGCAGGGTATGCCATATCAACTGGACCGCCGCATAAAACGCCGTCGATGTGGCCCCTGATTTCCCCATCTGCGATGGAAAACCCAAACTGATCGCCTTGCTTATCTTCTGTGCGTAAGTCAAACCCTGCGTCTCTAAACCACTTTGCTACATAGTCTTCGATGTTGTGACCGAACTCGAAGATTCGCAGTGTTTTTGCGCTAAAGCCAGATGATTCGTCTGGGGTGTAGTTAAGATAACGGTACTGCACTTTGCGTCCGCAATCTTCACCGATGCTAGATGCGCCTAGATACTTTCTCTTTCCACGCCGTTCGTTTTGTCTTTGTATTCCAGCATCAATCGCTGCAGAAATGGCCTCTGTCACTGGATTAGAACGGGATACTTGTAGATGGGAAAGTGCCTGTTGACTTAAAGTACTTGTCTTCGAGCGTTCCAACGCTGATCTCCTCAGATAGTGGTTTTGCCTCTTGCAGTGCGAATATTAAAACCTGCACTTGATCTTCTGATAGGTCACAGAAACGTGTGCCCCATCCAAACTTATCTAATATAAATGCCAGTTCTTTTATTGGCTCTGGTGCTGATGGTACCGTCAATTCATTGTCTCCTCTGATGTCAGTAGCAGATCAAATATTTCGTCTGCGTCTATGTTTGGTTCTTCTTTATTTTTAAAATTCATAACAATCTGGTGTGAGTCGCTCATTGTGATTGTGACGCTACCAAACAACATTATATCTTTAGACTTTCTTATTTCGGAATCGATTAACTCTGCAATTTTTGTTTGAACGTCTTCGTATTCAGCGTTATCTTCAAACTCAATTTCCATGTCATATTCTTCAGTATACGTTTGTATTTCGTCTTTTTTACGCGCGATAAGAACATTGACATCGTAGTATTCCACAGAATCACTCCTCAGAATTGTTGTGCCTTAACCATAACGCCAATTCTGACATAAGATACTTAAATTCTGACGGATGTATTTTGGCTACAAGTTCCCCGTCATACCATACTTTGAGGCAATCGTCATATACTGCCCATCTTGTTCTTACGTCTTTCTTCATAGGTGCTTCTCCACTGCTTTTTCGATTACGAATTTATTCCACATAAAGTTAAGCATGCATGCGGCTTTGTACTTTGTCCAAGAAAGGTCAAACGCGCTGACTTCAATGCCTTGTTTGCGCAAGTGATCGACCTGCTTTTGGCTTGGGATTTGATTTAACCAACGTCTTGTTTTCTTGGCTGCTTCCCCTTCTTCTATTGCACGTAAGAAGTCATCAGCCGCTGCGGTGGCTTGTGTTGCTGCGCCAACAGAAAGAACGCGCAACTGACCGCCTCGACCTGTTACTTTTCCGAATGCAATGCTTAGGTCTGATGTGTTCGCAACGCCGACAAATCCATCGAAGCCCATAGCCATGCGCAAAGAGTTGTCGCCAAATAGATCAATCCAACGGAATGGTGACATCTTCATCAGGTCATACTCTGACATTTCGAAGTGTTCGAGTGTGTGCTTTTCCTTATCTGCAGGTGGGATTTCGTAGCCACAGACAGGACATGTCATAACGCTCATAGGGATTTCAGATTCGCACTCTGGGCATTCCTTTACAGGCGCCACGCCCTTTTTCTCTCTGTCATCCAGATTAACGCTGTCTTCGAGTGAGCCGTGGGTTAGAATGCTTGTACCAAAGTCTAAAACAATACAGTCTTTCTTTTTGATCCCGGGAAACTCTTCTGGATCAATGGTTCGTAAGCCACGCCCAATCATCTGTACCATTGTGCCCTTTTGTGAGCATGGGCGTGTTAAAACAACACACGACACGGGCGGACTGTCGAAGCCTTCGGTAAGAACTGCAACATTCACGACGACCTGTATGTCGCCATATGTGAGGTTGTGAAGCAGTTCAGCACGTTCTTCTTTTGGCGTTTCGCCAGTGACTATTCCTGCACTGACGCCTTGACGCACAAATTCTGCAAGCAAATCTTCTGCGTGTGTTACTGTACTGCAAAACACAACGGTCTTACGATCTCCTGCGTGGCCCTGCCATTCCTCAACAACGCGCTTGTTGATGACATCACTGTTCATGATAGCCTCAACCTGCTGCATGTCGTACTCTTTACCCTTCATGGTAACTTCGCCTAAGCGTTTGCCGACACCAAGGTCCATTGTGAAAGAGCGTGGGGTTACGAGAAAACCTTCACGTATGAGTGATGTGATTTCTATCTGATGTGCGCAGTTGTTGAAGACTTTGCGCAAGCCTTTACCATCGCCACGATTAGGCGTGGCTGTAAACCCTACGATCTCTGCGGTGGGGTTATCTTCTTTAACTGCGTTAATTACCTTCAAGTATGTGTCGGCTGCGACATGATGGCTCTCATCTACTACAATCATGTCGAACACTGGACGATCACGTAGGTTACGCTCTCTCGAAATGGTTTGCACCATTGAAAAGATTGCACTGCCGTCCCAGTTTTTCTCTGTGCCGTTTACGATACTTGTTGTGATGTCGGGGTTGATGCGCTCAAACTTTGCTTTGTTTTGATCCACGAGTTCATCGCGGTGCTGCATCACTAAAACTTTTTTACCGTCTTTGTGGCGCTTCCCTACGAGCGCAGAAAGCATGATTGTCTTTCCGGCTCCAGTAGGTGCGACAACAATTGTATTTCCATGTTTGTCGAGAGACTTGCATGCATCATCAATTGCCGCCTCTTGATAGGGGCGTAACATCATTTTGGGAAACTCCGTTTAGTCTAGAAAGTGAGGGGGGTTTTCGCCCACGGCCCCCCTATCCGTGGTCTAGCAGGTAGGATATCACCTGTGCGCTAGATTACCTGTTTGCCCAAGATGGCGCTACACCGCCGGATGACGCTTGTTGCTGTGCAGGTTGACCCGCTGCAGGGGTTTGTTGCACTTGCGCTTGTCCGGCACCTATATAGCCCGTCTGGTTGGGTGTCATGGCTGCTGTCAGTTTGTTACTGTCAGAATAACCATTTGTACCCCGCTTGATACCAATTTTAGCGCATATCTCCATACCATTCAAGTCCATGATACCTGAGATATTTCGACGCTGCTGCGCTGCCTCTGACATATCAGTTGGATCAATGCCATTTGCGCTTTCGATGATCTGGCGCAATGTGCTTAGACCAATCTCTTTAGCTTGCGGCATACCGCTCTGGCCCATTTTGTCGCCATCGACAAAAATACGGTCCCAAAACTTACGGCGGTCAAACTCACCACCAAGCACTGTGAACTCAAGTTCCATCCACTTGGCTTTTGATGACTGCGATTGCTTGAACCATTGTCCTGAGCCAAACTCAGGGATTTCAATGTCACCCATTTTGACGATGATGACTGCACGAGCGATTGTTCCTGCTGGAATTAATGAAAATTCTTGGGGTCCATCGTTAACTGCTGCTGTATTAAGATTGATCATGATTTACTTCTCCTTGGAGTTCTGTTTGTGGATTCACAAAGGTTAATTCTGACTTGCGCTCAGTTGTTTGCATCTTGTGTATAAGCTTGCCCAAGTCTGGTTCTTCGAGAGCATCTAGGCGTCCAGAGCGATCCTTCGCAGGGTAGCCATACTCATTTAAGGCATCGCAGACAAACGCACGAAATGTGCCGTTTTCTCCAGACATCACTGCCATTGTGATGACTTCATCTACAATGCCCGGCAGTTCGCGTCCTGTCTTTGATCCTTCAATTTGCAGCGTATATTGCTTGCGCCCGTAATCGTCTGTTACTTCATCAAGAATGCCAACAAAGATTACGTTCTTTTCGCGTATATGCTGCAGATGGGTTAGCCAACCCATCATCTCTCTTGCATGCATGCCGTAAGCTGCACGAGTGTCTAGCTTTCCAGTGCGGTCAGAACGCGACTCTGGTTGCTGCTGACAGTAAGAGAAACACAGACGACCTGCGACTGTGATAGAGTCCACAAAAATTGTATCATACTTCATCATGGACTGATCGTTGCTTGGCTCACCATAGGTTTGGCAAACGTAATCATAATGCGCTTGGCTGTATGGCTGATCTTCTGCAAGGGCAGGGTTAGGACCACCGACATAACACGCGAGGTCACGGCACTCTGCCCAAGTATTTGGGCGAACAACGTCGATAGGATGTCCTTCCAACGCTGAGTCACCCGCCTCCAAATCCATAAACAATGTTGTCTTAGGATTAAGAGTTTTGGCGAGGGTTGTTTTACCAACCCCACTTGCGCCCAAAACAACGATCTTATGACCGCGTTTTTCTGCCAACCTTTCGTCGGCTGATATGATTTTCAAAGGCATTTAACTCTCCACTGAAAAAGTTGCGCCACCCAATTCTACTGTGCGGCATTCTTCGAGAAGCTCTTTCACACGAGGTGGAGCTTCATTGTATTTTCTTTCTTCTACTGAGAAAGTGAGTTTACCGTAGTGACGGGCGTCATCCACTGGCATTACATCAAGGGCTTTACGCAAAGCTTCTTGATCCCAAGTTACCTTCTTGCGTAAGACCGCTTTGATTTTTCTGTTCCCTGCTAGAATATGCGCAGTTCCAAAATCCTTGCCCTCAGTCATCAATGACTGCTTGGCACGTTCAAGGAACGTATCTGATATTTGTTCTTCGATGTCTTTGAGTTCAGCTTTCAGACCATCCATCGTGGCCCTCAACTGATCTCGACGCTCGAACAGAGTATCGCTGTTCATGTCGATTATCCTTTTAATTTTCTAGAGACTACAGCATGTGGTAGCGCAAATTTTTTGTCAACCACTTTTTTTAGAAAGGTATATTTCGATGTTGTGAACAGCCTTCATCAACTTCTTTTTTAGTTTAAATTCAGGGGTTTCCACGCCTTTTGCGTCTTCGATCACATGTTCCCAAGAGCCGTCCATTCCCTCAAGATCGTATTCAAAATCTGCAACATAAGTGCAAATTTTTTGACTGTTAACTGTAATGATAAACCGGGGCTGTAGCTGTAGATTTTTAACCCGACCAGCCCGTTCTAATGACTTTAAATACAAGTATCTTTGTGACTCCCATTTAGAGTCAAACGTGATTCCATCAACCGTAGTTTTCTTGTTGCCGTACTTGCTTCTTGACCTACGTTTTTTAGAATAGTATGCTGTCTTTGGTAACATTTCTGGGAGAAATTGTAATGGTTCGTAAAACAAAATACAAGTCTGTCGGGGTTAGTGATGAGACTTATGAAATGATTGTTGAGATCGCAAAGAAAGAAAAGCGAAACATTTCTCAGCAGTTGGCTATGATTGTCGAGCAAGAATTTAACAAGACATTCAAAGAAGAAATATCACGCAATCTTTATGGCGGTATTTCAATTGCAATGAATGATTAAAGTAATCCTGCGCTTCCAAGACCACCCAGTAATGTCGCCGCTACTGCAGGATTTTCTCTAGCTCTTTGGCGAATGTTTCTCTTTTCCACAGCCCTTTGACGTATCTGCCCCAATATATCTTGTGGCTGTGATACAGGCGCAGCAGCGGCAACACCTCTATCCAAAGATGGCAGAACTTTTGGAATTGGTGTTGGAGCAGGCGTTGGCGCACGTTGCGACCTCTCATCAGACAAACGTTTCTGCTCATCGATCTCGCTTTGGATTAGGCTCTCCGCTGCCTGCTTCGCATTGACCGTAGTTTCATCAACAGCTTGGGCGCCAGTTTGTGCAATAGCCCGTGAGATGCCGTTGCCGATCAGTTTACCAAGTGTTCTAGCCTTTTCAGGGCGAGATGCTTTACCAGTCAATGCTCGGTACTGGTCATCGATATTCTTGTAGAATATGTCAGTAGACAGCATGCGGGTAATTAGGCCAAATCGTGCAAGTTTGCCAAGGTTCTCCAGAGGCGCTGCTGCGATGCCAGAGGCAATCAATGGACCACCGTCTGTTGTCTTTGCATTGAATGAAAGAACCTCACCAAAGCGGCGCATACGACCTGCCATTTCGGGTCCGAACAATTCCTTTAGTCTACCAGCTTGAGCTTCGCGCTGTAGCCTTGCACCAAACTCTGCCATCTTCCCGGGTTCAGATAAGAACTTTTCAGAGAAGTCACCAATTAGGTTTTCCATGTAAACGCCACGTAACTTCTGTAGATCATTTGGATCATCGAAGTATGTGACGAGCTTTCTAATTGTTGTTGGCGCAGTGTTAGGGCTTGTAATTAGGTTTGCGGCTGCAACTTCGTCCAAGTCGCCGCTGTCTAACTTTGCGAGAACGCGATCTTTTTCAAACTCAAGTGCTTCTTTTTGGGCTTTTGCCAAATCTTTAACCAAACCAACTGTTGGTTCATCGGCATTCGCTAAGGCGGTTACGCGCTGCAACACAGCTTCATCAGCTTTGGCTAGGCTTGTATTGTCCATTTGTGCAGCAAGGCGCTTTAACTCGCCATATTGCTTTTTACCAAATAGCTTTTCGCCAGTGGCACCAAGTTTATCTACGCTGTTTCTAAAAGTTGAGCCTCTGAAGTTTTTAGGATCAAGTTCATTCACAGAACGACCAATGTTCTCACGTATCCATTCTCCAGCAATTCTTTGACGCAAAGGTTCAAAGTTATTACCAAGCATTTTTTGTGCGCGATTAAGAAGCTCTGGATTATTTGGCTTCACAATGCGCTTCATCATACCAGCGGTGTTTGCTTGGCCTAGTTCTTTGATTTCTTTTCGAATTGAACTTAGGTCAGAAATTCCAGCTACTTCATTCCAAGCAGTCATACCTTTTCTATAAAAAGCACGAGCATTGGGAATATCATCTGCAGCTTTTAAAATCTTACGGCGACCCGCATCAGAAATAGTGGCACCTGCAGAATCAAGCAAATCTTCAATATTTGAATACTCTAACTTGTTATCAATCATCTTCAAAAGATCACCACCATAACGCTCCAACGTGGTGTCTTTTGGATTCATATTGATAAAGTCATTCAAACTTTTACGGGCATTGTAAAGTTGGGCAAAACTTGCATTCTTGCCTCTGCCAAGCTCTTTGAGACTGTTTAGTGCAGTTACAGTTGTACCTGTGCTGTCTGTTAAAACAGAGCCTCTAAACTGTTCTGCGTTATCTTTTGCGAAGCGTTTGATGTCGCCTACTGGTATAATATTAGATTCACCAGCCGCACTTTTTACAGCATCATCTATTGATTTGAACTGGGCACCTGCAAGGTTTTGAAAATCAACATATGCGTTTTTCCAAGCGTCATATAAATCTTGATCGATGTTCACAACGTCTTGATCTGCTGCACGACCAAGGTCATCAGCAACATTTCTAAACTGGTTGAGAATTTTCTTTTGAGCTTCGTTTACTTGAGATGTTAGTTTTGTTCGCCCGGCCTCACGAGCAGAAAACAACGCAGAGCCTAACGCTGTAGGGTCTACAGACCCAGATGCATCTCTAAACTCCTTTACAGCATTCTGAATGGCAATGCCATTTTCTCGTGTGCGCTTGGAGCCGCCAAAAATTTTCTCACCGATAGCAAAAGCACGGGCAAGGATTGGCTGGAATCCAGCACGACCCGGGTCTGCAGTTATACCGAACTCTTCACGACCCATACCAACCGCACGAATTGTGTCTTCATCCGCTCGGCTCTGTGGACCTTTCTTAATGACGTTAAAGCCTTTACCAACAAGGCCAACAACGCCCTCACCCGCTGCTGCTAGTGATCCCTCAACAAGGGCATCTTGCACAATATCACCTGCTGTTTGCGATGATACACCCGCTAGACCTTCGATGCCTTCTTCCGCAAGAGAGCCACCTGCACCACCAAAGAAACCACCAATCATGGCGCCAAGTATTGGCACTGGAATTACAGTTTGACCTACTGCTGCACCACCAATGGCACCAGCAAGCTCGGGAGATATTGCTATTAGGTCAGCAAGGTCATACTTGCTGAAACCTTCTTCATCGATAACGATGTTTTTATCTGTTTTTACGCCAAACTTTGTGGCGCCTTCTGGCGTAAGCGCAAGATTCCCGCGTCTATCGCGAATAAAGTCTGACTGCGTAAGTCCAAACTTATAGAGGATATTGTCCTCTTCTTTTTTGTTTTCCGCTGCGCCCAATGCAGAGCGTAATTTTGTGCTTTGAATACCAGACTTTCTATCGAACTGCTGTTCTTCCTGCAGTGATCGACCACGCTTCTCTAAGACTTTTTGCTCAAAGCTCTTAGGAGAACCAAGACTTCTCATATACAATTCGCTAAATGCATCATCTGCTGCAGTTTCACCTGCAAGCGCACGACGAAGAATAAGCTCCTGACGCTTGTTTAGGTTTTCAGGCTGCGCAAGTAGTTGACGAATGGTGAGTTCTTGGCGCTTGTCCATTAGGCATTAGCTCCTTGAGTTTTTCTCAACTCATCTAAAACCTTTTGATCTTCTTCTGTCCAGTCATCATCGTCATAAATTGGGCTATAATCACGACCCGGCGTATATCCATCTAGCGTTCTAAACGCATCGTTGATTTGTCTACGCTTTCTATCAATGACTTTTTTCTTCATCTCTAAAAGTTTGCTTTTTAAGATGTCTGGAGAGCCTTCAAACAAGCTTGGTAAATCGCCAACAATTTCAGCTACCAATCTACGGTCATTATCTGAAAGAGTCTTACCTGCCTCACCAAGAATATCTGACGCATTCTCTGCTTGGAATCTTGTTAAGAATTTTTGCAAGCTTGCTGTTGGGGTATCAGCGGCGACATCAACGCCCAATCTGTCCGCTAATTGAACAAAGTAATCACCAACTTGAGCAGGCAATGTTGCTGCGCCATCTTCAATTGAAGCAATCGCACCTGCAAAAGCCGTATCCAAGGCATCAATATCTTCTAATGCAGAACCAAGAGCCTTTACAATTTGGCCTTCTTTTTGGTTATTAAGCATTTTTGAAGGATATTGACCTGCTAGATTTGGCTCAGGGTTTACCACATCAAAGGTGAATAGATTTGAAATACCGTCTTCATCACCAAACAGGGTCACAGTGCTTTTATATGCAGACTTATAAATCTCTTGAGCTTCTGGGGTTTCAAGAACCTTGTCCACTATTTCAGCAAACCTGTCACCTGTGATCACATCATACTGTTTTGTAAACTCAGGATTTGTTACCAAAGAATTTAGCTCTGTTGCATTTAAGAACTCAGGCTTTGCTTCATCTATCACAGACACAAAACCACTAGCACCTTCAGACTTTGGCATGATGTAGTACTTGCCACGTTGTTGAGCAGCTAACGCAGCTTTCAGAGATTTGTCTTGGTCGGCAGATCGCATGTCTAGTGCATATTTACCAGCCGCTGCAGCATTTGCTCTTGCTTCTTTACGTGCCGCATCAAGTTCAGGCAGTGCAGACTGACCAGCCTCTCCTACCGCACTTAACATCTTCCCAATGTTAAATCCTTTTCCGGCACGATTTTGCATGAGAGCAAGACCAAAGGCCATCAAAGCCTGACTTTTGTCAACTTTGCCGCTGACATCTAAACCAGTTGCCTCTGCAAACTCTTTTTTGTAATCCTCTAGCTTTCTGACCTGAGTTGCCCCGGGTGCCTTTGCGTCACGAGCCGCTTTAATAAACTCGTCCATGCCAGCCATAAATGCTTCTTCTACAGGATCGCCTTTAGCAGCAGCATCTGCATTCATTTTTTTATCGATAGCTGCGTCTGCTACTATCTGAGACATAGCCTTTGCGCGATCACCCATGCCCTCGACGACAGTTCCTCTGCCGCCCATAAGGTCAGTTGGAATTACCTTAGAGCCAAGCTCACCTTTAGACTTTGTAATTGTTCCGGGCGAAACAGACTCCCCCTTAACAACATTTGCGCCTTCGGGAATTTGAAATGGTACGAAGTCTGAAGGGGTTCCTTTACCCGCTGAAAGAACTTGCTCTGTAGCTTCAAAAATATCATTAGGCAAAGAGAATGCCTTACTCGGAACAAGCTCACGGGCACCACTAATCCCGCCAGACATCTGTAGTCGGCGCAAATTGTCTACGAGTGTCTTTGGGTCTTCAGGGACTTCAGCTAATGCCATTTGCCCTCGTGTTACAGGCTTATTGTCAGCAAAAGCTCTACCAAGACCATAATTCATCATTTGGTTTTGATAGCTTCTAAGAGGGTCTCTAGCCATAATTGTTCGCCTTATTTAGCCTGATTAATTCCCTGAAGCGTGGTGTAAGCGCCAAGGCCAGCGGTAAATGGATTCGTACTGGGGGAGTATTTCTGCTGAGTTTCAGAATACACACTTGCGGATGGTGTTCCACTGAGCGCACCATATGCGTAATTATATGGTAGCAACGCTTGCTCAGTTGGACGCATATACTCCATTCGACCTGTGTCTATCATTTGCTGACGATATGCACGTTCAGCCTCGCCCACACCTGTCATAAATGCCAAGTCTGCTGGACCAAGAGCAGAGTAAACGCGACCAATGTCTGCTGTAGTACCGCCAAGTGTGCCATATTGACCACCCATTGTGCCAAATTGAGAACCAAGTTGACCGACAGACTGACCAAGACCACCCATCAAGCGACCAGCCTCTAGCTCACGAGTCGCCCCCTGCTGATAAGCATCTTGAGAGGCTTTAAGAGCTTGGTCATATCCTCTGGCACGTAAATCCGCAGTAGCCTTGCTTTTGGCGTCTGCAATGTTTCTTTCAATTTCTGCAGCTTGAATGCCTTGACGAGAACCACCAAATGCACCCGCCCCGATTGCACTTGCCGCACCCTTTTGACGCGCAACATCACCCTGACGCTCAATGTCCTTTTCGACTTCATCTATAACATTTTCAGTATAGGGGTTCATAAAGGATTCGACATAACTGCTTGGATCATACATACCCCTGCCACCAGAAACATATTCTGCTGCAGGGCCAAAGTATGTCTTGGCCTCACCAAGTGTGCCTAAGCCTCGATTGAGAGCTTCGATGCCTCCAGTAACCGCACCACCTGCTGTTTCAAAATATGGCTGATATCGACCAAGGAAGTCTGGGATTCCATCATTATCTTTATCTTCAGAAAGAGCTTGTGAAGCGAATGTCTCCAAGCCGAATCCAGTAATATCTCCGGCTTTTTCACCCTCTTTGTAGATAGGTTCGCCTGTTGTTTCATCATATCCAATAGGTTCGGCACGACCTTGCTGACCCGCCATTAGATACGGGGCTATTTGGAAAAGATTAGGGTCTTGAAGAAGACCCCCGTACATATCGCCCTTTTTGTGAAGAAGAGCGCCTTGTTCATAAACAGGGAAACTACCGTCTAAAATCAGCTTGGCATCCTCTGAAGTGATTTTACCATCACCAGTCGCGTCAAATCTAAGATCAGGGTCCAGTAACCCTGTTGACATTTTTAAAACATCTTCAGCTTGGCTTTGAAGTGCATCACCAGACAATTGAGCGCCTTGACCATATATGTCCTCAGTGGCTTCTTGCCCAAAAATTCCGCTAAGTAGAGCTTTTTCAAGGCGCTCAATATATTCGGGACGACGCTGAATATTTTCTTGTACATAATCAGCCATAATTGTTCGCCTTTCTCTCTAGTTGATTCATCATAGAGTAAGCCTTTTGTATACCCTTTTGAGAATCACCATTACCAAGACCCTTTACCGCGTCTTTTGTAAGCACAAATTCACCTGCCATTAGCATAGCAGGAACATCATCTTTTTGACCAGAACCTTCTGATGGCATAATACCCCCGTTGCGGCGGGGGAAATATTGACCATCTATAAACCCACCATCTGCATATCTACGTGGAATATTAATGTTAACGTTACCTTCACCGCCAAAGGGTCGAGTAGCCGCTCCACTTCCCAACTGTTCTTCTTTGTCAAAATTTGAAAGCAACTGTGATCCAAGTCCAGTCGCCAACGCCTCTCCGACTTTAGAGTTTAACAAATTCGCTATCTTACTGTCTGGTTCAAGCAGACCTGCGTCTATAAGAAACTTAGCGTAGCCAAGGGTGCCTTCACCCTGCTTAAATACTGGGTCAATATTTTTCGCCCCAGAAATAGCCTCTACAGCTTTAGATAGTGAACTTACTTCTCTACCCTTTTCTCCCATAGGCATAGTCGCATATGAGGGTGAAGGGGCCATAACCTTATCAACCTTTTCTTCACC